GTATTAATAGTGTTACTATCACTAAACGTCATATAGTAATCTTCTAAGTATTCTCCCTTATGATAAGGAGGATATACTGGATAGTTTGGTGTTAGTTTTATCTTATTCATTTCATACCATATACTTCACGGATTATATTAAACACTTCATTATATGAAGTAGTTTGAGACATCTTCTGGAATATAACATTTAAGAAGTTAACTTCATATGCTCCGCGAGAGTTGTTAGGATCTGTGTGTGCATGTAAGTTAATAACCTCATTATCATACAATGTTAGTTTGTTATCTTCTACTGTTATTTTGTTCATATCATCAGAGATAATATTTCTCCACCAACCATAATTATAATGAGGTGGAGCAACAACCACAGACTCCATCATTCTATTAGCAATAGTAGTAACTGGTTTCTGTTCTAATCCATGAGGACAATTCAAAGCAACCGTTTCCTTTTCCCATAAGTCAGCAAAGTTTACATCCTTACATGCCAACATTCCTACATTGTATGTTCCATACATTTCTTCGTTGTCTCGATGTCCATCTGTATGGCAGTGACTAGTCAAGAACAACGTCTTCTCTTTGTTTTCCAAAAACGAAAAGAAAGAATGATCTAGCGGAGAAAGAAAAACCAAATCGGTATCTAAGAACAAAGTATAACCTTGTCTCTCGATACCTTCCTTCATGGCAACCATTTTATTCATGACCAATTCAAAGAAGTCTTTGGCGGAATCATGATCCCCGACATAGTGCTTTCCTTCTTTGTCTACAATTTTTACTGGGATGAACTTATCATCATCCTTAAAGTAGTCGGCTGTTTCTTGATCACACACAGAATACCAAATACATTCATGATGTAGTTCTAATGTTTTCTTTGTTACCAGAAATTCTTTTATTCTAGACTTTGTGCATACTGTAGAAAGTGAAATCATAGTTTACTTAATCTTTCTCTTACAAGTTCGACATCAAAGTTATTCTGCTTCCTTCTTTCAAATACCTTACCATCTATATCATACATCTTTGGATTTTCATTTCTCTTATGAAGATCATCTGCAAGTTCATGATTGCCAGGAACCCATTGATGCTGAATGATACACTGATTAGAAACTCCTAGTCTCTCCATGCTATGACAGATTTGTGTTTGTTCGTTGTCGCAATACAACGAAGTATAATCTGGATGATAGCAGTGACCAATTGCCTTGTATAGTTTCCATCCAAGACAAGGAAGAGTCATTAGGATATCATTACGAAGTCCATCGTGAAACTTAACTGCTCCATCGAAATTAGGGAATAGTTTTTCAAATGCAACAGAAATATACTCATCATAGTCTTCTACGACAGGCATCATATCATCACTAGCAACAAGAAGAACATCACCTTCTTCGTTATCTAGATCTGCATTACATGCTTCAACCTTTGACTTGCAATTACCATAGAAAACATCAATATCTTGAGTCTTCTTTGCTTCATCAAACCAAGACTTCATGTCATCGTTGTTCATTGTCTCATCATTAAGATCGCATGTAATAACAAAACGAACTTCATTCTTCCCTGACAGGTAGTCGAAGTATCGTTTCATTGCAGTCTTAAATTTTTCTGGGCGGCTTCTAGTAGCCATCTTCACAATAATTTTCATAATAAAAAAGTTCCTATCTTCTTTTCCCTATATGGTATTTAGGTATCAATTCCCAGTTCTTTTTCTCAGAGTGAGGTAGAATCTTTAGTTGAGCAAGACTAACTTGAGGTTCAGCATACTCTTCTTCATCAACTACTTTAAGTAGTTTCCATTCTACTAGAAGTTTTACTATTGTATTCCTTCTACCTATATCCGTTTCCGAGATATCGCTATCTAACCCATCCAAGGAAAACAATTCCTTGAAATGTAGTATAGCATACTTTCCTCGTTTATGCAAGATGTGACACGACTGATATAACTTATTTTCTTTACGGGAAGAAACACCTAATCGTGTTAGGGTTTCCTTTACCTTTAAGAAATCATCACGTTCTTTAAGAGTTATTTCTACACCATAGCCATCAAATAAATCTTCTGGTTCCATATCGTTCTCTCAATGAAAATACCATACTGTATACGTTTTATACGTTTTATTTAGGTTTTTTCATCTTTTGAGTACCGCCAGTATACATTTCCTCTTGCATAGAGATCAAATCTTCACCTGATAGAAGATCTGCTACCTGAATTGCCTTTGCATCTGAGTATCCAAAATATTGTTTGATTATATCAATATTATCAATCTTCTGCTTCTTTAACCACGAACTATATCTCTTGTTCTTACGAACACCTAATCTAAGAAAATCAAACTGCATATTCTTAGGTAGTGTATGATACTGATTCATCTCATTAGAAAAATAAATCGTATCAGGAAAATACGAAAGACAGCGATTAACCACAAAAGGAACATACTCTTTTTCAACTGATTCATCTTCAGTGTCCATAAGAGATTCCTTACTATGATTAATCGCGTTGAGATATTCAGTCAGTTTCAACAAAGACTCCCAGAATTAATTCCTGATTTAGAATAGAAAGACCACCAAAAGTAGAGTAACCCTTTGACTTATCAAAGATAACTCGATCACCCTCGTTTATCTTAATAGGAATTTGCATACCATTTTCTAAAAACATAGGAAGTCCTATACTGGAAACAACTCCTGTCCCATGAACCTTACTGGCCTTCTCTTGATAAATGATTCCATTACTGGTTTCATTATCAGGATTATCTTCCTTGATGGCAATCTTACCTCTTGTTACATAAAACTTTTTCATTTGAATTCACACTCCATCATAATTTGAACCAGACACGCAGTCATATTAATCTCTGTGTCGGCAACGAAAGCAGCCTTGTAAAGATACTCACCACAGATTAGGATCGCCTGCGGGATCGATCCTGGCTTCATGTATTGATACATTGAATCATACAAAGTACGAATCATTTGCTCCTGTGAGTTGTCTAGATTTTCAACAACCCACTTCCGAACCTCAGTGAAGTTCTTTTCCTTCATCGACTTCATCAAAGTCTTGACACGAATCTCACCAATCTGAGCAAGAATTCCTGTGTCAATCACACCAGAAACTGAATAGCGTTGGAGTTCATTTATAATCCTACGAATATCAGGAAAGTGCTTCTTGATAAGTTCAAGAAGAATAGGACGTTCATACTTAATGCCCTCTGTCTTGAGAATATTTTCTATTCTTTCAAGAATACCAACGGCGAGCGTCGGCTTCTCGTTGCTAGGAATCTTAAACTCAATAGTGGTGCATCGGGAGTGCAACGGTTGGATAATTCGGTTCTTGTAGTTACAAGTTAGAATAAATCTACAACTGTTAGCAAACTCCTCGATAGCACCGCGAAGGGCTGGTTGAATGCTCTGGGCATTACTATAGTCAAATTCGTCTAGGATCACAATCTTTTTCTGTCCCGTCATAGAGACAGTGCTTGCGAACTGACGAATGGTTGTACGAAGAGTATCAATGTTACCCTCCTCTGAACAGTTGATCAAGATATACTCAAGATCAAGTTCGTTACACAACGCCTTTGCTACAGTTGTCTTACCACAACCAGCACCACCAGAAAGCAGAAGGTTCTGTACCTCACCTGCTTTTACCATTTGGGTAAAGGTGGATTTGATTTCCACTGGAAGAATACAATCATCAATCTTCTGCGGCCGATACTTCTCGACCCACAGATAGTTTTTCACATCGTTCATTATCAATCCTTTATCAAGCAGTATAAGTGGAATCAGTTTCGAGTGCAATCCAATACTTAACATCAACATTCTTGTTAGTAAAGGAACTCACAACAGATTCACAGATATCTACTTGATAATCACCAGCAAGCATCTTCAAATTCTCAATCTTAAAATTGAAGTTGAAGGTTGCATTGCCATCATAATTCGCCAGTTCAACAGCATACTGGTTTGATGTTGGATCTTTCTTATCAAGAGCAACAGCAACAATATTAGTTCCTTCTGAACGAATACAAAGATCAGGAAGAGCAAGAACCGAAGCGGCTCTCTGAAGATCAGAGAACATACTTTCTGTGAAGTCAAAAGAAATCACTGACTCAGGCATCTGAACCTTTTTGTTAACCGTAGAAAGAAGACTTGGTTCTGAATAATAGTAAGTAACAGCAGAACCATTATTACCAGAGATCCTCACAGACTTCTCACCAAACTCAAAGGAAGGTGAATCAAACAACGACACTGTTCCAAGGAATTTGTTTAGATCCCAAATACCAAATTCAACTTCAAAGTTCTCTTCAATAGTTGCCTCTGCCATTACATTTTTAGCACCAGTGATTGTATTAATCATGTTGCCTTGCTTAACCAAAAGGTTAGAGTTCAACTGAGAAAAGTTCTTCAGTATGGATAGGGTTTCTTTTGAAATCTTCACACTTGTCATTACAGCCATTACGAATAAATCTCCATGTAGGGGTTATCAATCATCAATCGAATCAAATTCTAGATACTCATCTAGTTCTGTAGAGTCTAACAGACCATGATTAACTTTGTCAATCATAACCTTTGCATTATGTCTGGAAGATCTTTTCTTTGTTTTCTTTTCGCCTCTGACGCCATTGCTTTTGTATTCAGAGTTCAAGTCTTCATCATAATTTAACTTTTTCTTACTTCCCATCTATAAACTCCATTTCAATATGAATTATACCTCACTTCACGGAATTGTCAAGTGATAACTAGAAAAACGAAACGATTGTAGGTAGTGTTGTGCCTGTAGAGCCAGAACCAGATTTGTTTCCTATACCAGCACCCATTAAAAGTGCGCCCGTTTCTAATCCGACACCAGATGTTGGACCTAATCTATAGTCACCGCTGGGTCCGGTAACAGCAGAAACATATGTGGGTGTTCCAGATAATAGATTAGCCATACCAGCAGAAGTTCCTACTCCACCAGAACCTCCTGCACCAAAACCAATAGACATAAAATCATCTATCGTATTTGATCCAGCATTTAACATAATATTAGTATTATTATTAAATATATTATTACTCAAGCCGACCATAGCATAGGTGTGTGAAATACTGTTTAGATCAAAAACTGCTTCATTAGAATCAAATATATTATTATGAATATGTAACTTACTTAATGATTGATCGTCCTCACTTTGAATACAGTAACCATCATTATTATAAAAAACATTATTTGCTATTAGACCAAAAGAGTTCTCATTACCAGCCTGTTCATTTAATTTAATCACACCATTACCTGTATGGTTAGAGAAAACATTGTTTATTATAGTAGGACCATGACCATACAAAGTGCTATCAATAGTATTACTAACATTATCAAACAAACACCCAACGATAGTAATATCTGCTAGTGGTGGATCTCCAACCGACGCTATGTCATGAAAATAACATTTTACCCACGCAAGATCACCACCATACCTACTCTGCGTTGGTAGACCACGACTCCCGACCGTAGTCGTGAATGGACCAGACTCGCAATTGTATAGTATGGGACGAGAGGAGGCCATATAACTTCCAATCAGAATAGTTCCGTTGGCTGATCCTTGCGAGGGATCTATTGTTTTGGATTCTGTCCACCTTAAATTTTTTCCCAACCAAATATAGTTTGCTAGTCCCTCATATGTACTAGTAAGTTCGGGATAATATGCACTCCAGTCAGTCGCCCGATTAGGATTAACACCAAACCCACTACTCCAGCCTTCGTTGAGGTATATGTTATATCTCGTACCGTCTTCCACACCATTTTCGTTTACCCCAATACAACATACGTTGCCATTTTCTAAAGGCCAATACCACTGAAAATTCTCTGTTAATATTTCACCACCAGTTGTACCTTCTGCCCACAGAAAAACTCTATCGCCGTCAGTAACCGTAGCACAATTATATGTGCCACCTCTACTATTTCCATGATCTGTAGGACCAAAGAAAGATTTCCATGCAGTTCCGGAACTCAATCCGTTTGCAGTATCATCACCATTCACTGGTCTAACATAATAATCTGTCATTATGAACCCCTATACCGCATTGAACATTGCAACTTATCCTTCAATCCAGATCCAGCAAAGTCCATAAAGATTAAGTCACCAGCATTTAGATTAGTATTACTACCACCAGGCACTCCGATAGTGCCGCCTTCCCCTGATCCTAGCATTATAAAACTACCACCTATTGTCGTAGCATCTGCATCTAAAGAAGCACCAGACGCTCCAATATAACTAGAAGGAACTTTCCTAAACGAGCATCGAACACCTCCAGAAACTGGAGTTGGAGAACGGATTATAAATTCAGTGGCTGTTCCTGCTACTTCAATAGGTCTTACGAAATCAGTATAGACTTGTATTGCTAGATCTGTTCCTTGTCCATCAAAATTAAATCCTACAATATATTCAGGTTCAGTCGGACCAGTAGGCCCAGTAGGTCCAGTAACACCAGCGGATCCATCACTACCAGTAGCACCAACTACTCTACCTATAATTTGCGTCGAACCGAAACCAACTCCTGCTGCTTGGAACGTCATCTGAAGAGTAACACCAACTATCGAAGCACTGCTATAACCAGAACCTGTAGCACCAGTTGCACCAGTGGGTCCAGTGTTACCTATAGTCCCTTGAGGACCAGTAGCACCTGTAGGACCAACAGCAATAGTTCCGAGAGACTTCCAACGATTGCCATCCCATTCATAGGTAGCATCATTGAAAGTTACTTTATCGCCGACTGATGGACTATTTGGAAACTGTGTCATACTAGTATTTATACCTAATTAGTGAAAGAGAATCGTAGTGCTGTATGGTGTTCATGATGCTGTTTGCTCTCAAGTAAGTGTGACGTTGAAGGAATCACCGACGGTATACGGGAAATTTTGAAGAAATGGCGACCATTGGCTTTGTCGAACGTCTGTGATGGTTGTTCCTGAACTGTGGTTCCACGACCAAGATGAGGTAGTGACGGTTTCCCCGTTAATTTCGAGACTCCACTCGCCGACGCCCGATGGGTACGCTGTTTCAAAAGCGTCACGATCAGTCTGGTTGCCAAAGAAAAAGCGGAGGCCCACGGCTGCCAAGGAAGCCCGAAGCCTAGTAGCGTTCGTTGTTACGTTGCTTGTGAAGTTAGTCGTATCGGCATAGAACGTATATATGTTCCCGACCGTCCCAGAAAAACTGAGGGTCACCGCCGAGCCTTGAGCAGGAATATATAACCACTTACTCATTGGGCATACCCCGCAACAAATCTAAGATCAGTCGTTGTAACTGCACCAGTGATTCCCGTAACAACAAGTGAGAATGTTGATCCTACAGGCACAACGGTAGAGAAACTAGCAGACGCTCCACTTGGTGTCACATTCAAAGTATTTGAAAGTGTAGATCCAGCGGCATAAAAATCAGCACTACAACCACCAGTGACACATGTAGCACGCAGGAAATTAAATGTTCTGGATGCGACTGTATAGTCATCGATTGTGTATGTCTTGTTCGTAGGAGATTCTATAAGTCCAGTGTATGAGTCGTTTATTGTTGGAGCGGGCCCAGTTTCTCCTTGTTTACCTGCTAATTCTACCCATTGATTAGAATCACCATCATCAATGTAAACGGAGAAAACTCCAGCAGTAGAATCAAACCATAAGTCACCAGCAGAAGCACCAGCAGGAACACCACCAGTGAAGGATAAATCTACGGCACCTGTTGCACCAGTGTTGCCAATAGGACCAGCAGGACCAGTAGCACCAGTCGCACCAGCGGGCCCAGTAGGACCAGTAGCACCAAGAACACCTCCACCAAAAGAAACCCACCCAACACGAGTGCCGTGTTCAGGTGAGTAACCAGTGATAGTGGCTGTTGCTAAGTAGTTTATACCATTCTTGCTAACAACGTCACCGGGATTATAAGTTATTAGATTACCACTGGCATCAACTGCCTTGTAATAACCTTGATATTTATTATCCATAAGATGCTTCCATAAAGAACACCTAGTATATATGTTATTGTAGGTACGTTCTCAAAATCAAAGTGTCTTTATTGATTCTACCAGTAGGAGTAGAATTTTTAGTTTTAACCTTAGTCATAACACCTTTAGTATGAACAATTCTACCCTCGGTAATGAGACTAAAAATGTTATAATTATTCTTACGAATGGTCTTAGTTATAGAATCTTCAGAGAATCCTTGAACAGTTGTTCCTTTAATACTAAGACCTTCACTAGTTTTAGCCTCAAACAAAGTTAGTTTCTTAGTCTTAGTATTGAAACATAGAAGTCCTTTAGCACCAAATATACCAACAGGATTGACCGATTCGAGTTCAAATTCCTTAGATTCAGTCATATACTGAACCGACTTTACGAGTTTATTAGGATCTACCTTTCGTTTGCGTCGAGTGATCTTGGACTTGGATTCTAGAACCTCGATCAAAGACTCAAGATATCCATTTAGTTTCTTCAACTTGGTGGTGGAAAGGAAAGAATATCCCTCAACTAAATCCATATCGGTCTTATTAATAGCACCACAAATTTCATTGCGGACTTCTTGAAAGTGTTCCTTGAGAATTTTAATCTCTCTCTTCGTAGGCTTGTATGATTTGATAGCACTCTCAAAGTTGGGTTTTCTAACGGAACCCCCTTTAGAAAGATTACCCATATAATCATCCAAGAATCGTTCGAGAGTGTAACCAAATTCGGTTTCAGTTTTCATTGTGGTTTCCAAAAAACAAAAATAGGTTCATATTTAAGATATCGATCTTTCACCTGACAGAAGTTCTTACACTTTGGTTTGCCATCTTCACCGACGCGGTTCTGACCTGGCATTCCTTCAAGAGCCATTTTCAATTTATATTTATATTCTACACCAAGTTCACCCAGTATGTCAATAGAGTCTTGCTCTAAATTCAAATATTCTCCCTTGATTAATATATCGGCAATATTCCATAGGAGATAACCGCCTGGTCGTAGCCATTCAACACAAGTGGAAAGTGTCGGTCGCAGGAATCCATCACGCCACGACTCATACGAACTTCCATATTTCTTGTAACTCTGATTTTCATCTTCGCTATAAGCCTCTCGATTGAAATAAGGAGGAGAAGTAAACACCAAGTCAATCTCGCCTCTGTGTCTTTGAAAATCTTTGTCATGCCGAATCTCCTCTGATCCTAATTTGAAGACTTCGTATGTATGTGTGCTTGAAAAGAATGGGTTTGATCTATAGGTTTTTGTGTTATAAAAATCCGCGAGATCGCTATACCTAGAAGTTCCATCAGGATAATGATTGTCAGGATTGGGATCAGTACCAATGTAATGAATATTGCGATCATCACGGACAGCCATTGCGCCGAGAATACGACCGCCCCAACCGCTTGACGGATCGTAGATTTTGATTTGTCTGTCTTTGATTTCATTTGTAAATCTTTCATAAAGATACTTGGCAGTCATCGGTGGAAAGTTAACAGCGGGTTGAATATAACCAATACGAAAAGACTTGAAGCCGCCAGGGAAAATCTTCTTTCCCTTATCATACAATCGAATGGCATAGACATGCTCATCATCCATACTATCAATATCAAACGTAGAGTGATGTCGATACTCTAACTTCTCACGAATATCTTCTACTTGTTCTCGCGTCAACTGAAGAATATCACTTTGCTCTAATTGAAAATATCCACTATTCATTCCCTCACGAATCTTCACTTCTTCGAGGAAGAAATCTTTACCCGCAAAGAGCGACGGACTTTCAAAAAATGTATTAATCCATTCGCTGCCAGAATCGACAGAAACAACGCTATACTTCCTTGATTGTTTGATGGTGGAGAGAGCATGAGAATAAAAAGAGTCACGACGAAAGTGACGAAGAGAACCCTTATAAACTCTATTAAAATAATCTGGGTTAGCGACCAGGTCGTATATTGAGTGTCCATTGTCTTTCTCCGTATAATTAATTCTTGTCTTGAACATGTTGTCAAAGAATTGATCTGCTTCAACACCCAGTCGGGACTTGTTGATGATCACATCCTTTGGTGAATCTGATAGTTCATCATCAAACTCAAACTGATGAGCAGGGAACTCAGCCATTCTATTAAAACTACTGATAATATCATCTTCGTTCTTGCCCGTCCGAGGAGGACACCCATAGGTGTCCCATGCGGCAGTCAACTCCTTCCGAAGTTGAATCACCCAATCCTTAAACTGATCGGGTGTCATCTCTAGAAGGTCTTCAAAATTTACATTCACATCACTATTGATGATATGATCATTTCGTTGATAAAATTTCATGCTCCTACATTCCAAAAAAGTGCGCCAGGTGACGCATGATCCAACATAAACTCCCACGCCTTTGCGTCGTAGGTTGGGGCTGACGGAAATGGGGGCAAGACTTTGGTGTCTTTGTTGAAAGCATATTTAGATTCATAGATCTTTGCTCTTCCATATTTGCCACTATGTCCCACACGCACACAATGAAAGTCTGCTTTGGGCCATGCGAGTTGTAATCCTCTGGTGAGTGTGCCACTTGAGCCTACACTCCAAACTTCATGTGGGTCAATATCAAGATTCCGAGATACACGAATGATGCTACCCATAACAGATTCATCATCAAATCCGATAGGCAGAAGTCTACGAGTTTTTGGATCTTCTGCAACATAGTCTCTTGCCCTTTTTTCCGTAACACTGAGCATTCCGTTAGGAATCCAACGCATTATACCACCTGCTTCGATTGCTTGCAACTGATAAGAGTGTCTTTTTTCCACAGCACGATCTGCCATGAAGATGACTGCCTTCTTATCATACTTAGTACATAGATGTGCCAGTGATATCTGTGCGTAACCAGTTGCTGGTGAACTGCCATACACCCACTCTTTGATCTCAGGCTGCGAACGAATCAAGTAGTCGGCGAACCTCATCTTCGATCCACCACCAATGAGATCGTCACGGACGATGAGGAACCCCTCATGCTCTTCCAAGACGGGAGGAGGGAGAGGATCAGTCCAATCACCAAGTAGCGTGAGGTAGTCTTCTGCTGTCTCTGTGAATAGACTCATACTTTGGCTCCCGCTTGTGTTCGTAAATTGAATCGAGGAGAATCTTGATCTATCAAAAACTTCTCTAAGCCTTTTCCTATTTGTTTATCTACAATAAAATACGAAAAAAACCAATTGGAAATATCTGGATTTTCTTGATACATTTTTTTAGCGGCTGGATATTGATTACCCCCAATCATCTCTCCTTTATTAAGAAAGACTCGGCAACATACTACAATTCTTTGTGTTATTTTTCCTTCGCCATAATAGACAACATGGCCATAACTATCCATAACTTTATACACACCTCTACTAGTTCCTATACCAGATCCATTACATTTATTTGAAAGAGGTATTCTCCCACTCCAATCTACACCAACATCTATCAGGTTTTCAATAACCTTCTGTAGACGTAGATTAGTTTCTCGTACTGACTCTTCGTATAATTGTAGGTCTTTTTGTTGTTCTTTTGTTCTAAATAGACTCATACTATCTTTAACTTACTAAAGTTATTCTTCTTGTTAAATACCATCATGTTATTGAACTTATCAGATAACTGATCTGCCTTATGGCTAATAATATAAACATTACATCGGGAGCCTAGGTTATGAAGTAGTTTCATAAACTCGTCCGTTCCCCCTGAATCTAAAGAGGAATCAAACACCTCGTCTAGAATCAACAGGTTAGTGTTGGCACTATTCTTCAACCTAGCAATCTCTCGCCATGTTAGTAGTATGGCTAAATCAATCCTAAGTTTTTCGCCTTCACTGAAACTCATATAACTGAAGTCATCTCGATGCCTAGACTTGATAGTTTCATTGAAGTTTTCGTCTAGATTAAATTGGGCAAAGAAATCCATAACAGTTAGATACTTGTTAATAAGTTTATTCATGGTGGGAAGGTAGTGTCGGATGATCTTAGATTTGATCCCACTGTCCTTTAGTAGTGCCATAGAATATTCCATCAGAACTTTATCTTCCTTCATTGTCTGTTGTTTTTCTACCTGATGTTTACCTTCTTTGGCAAGATCCTTGAGAAGATCTTTCTCCTTTAGGTTCTCTTTATCAACAGACATTAATCTAGTATATTCTTTTTGATTCTTTGTGATATAACTTTGGTTGGATCGAATCGTAGTATTATGGTTACTAATTTCCTTTTCCTTTTCCCTAACTTCACTAAGGATATTAGTATATTCATTTAGTTGTTTCTCAACATTATTAAGACTTACATCAAAGGCATTTCTATCTTTAGTCTTGGATTCTTTTTCTTCGTTGATCATTGAACATATTTTATTCTTATGATCTTCGGCAATAGACTGACGACAAGTCGAGCAGTTATCGTTTTCTGTATAGAACTTCATTTCCTTCTCTAGACGATTGAGCATCTGTTCTGTTTGATTTACTTTTTTCGTTAGATCACGGAATGTCTTTTGTGTTTCATCCTGATCATTCAATTTAAGTAAGAGACTATCAACACTTACCTGTAAAGAAACAATCTTAGACTCTAAATCTTTAATGTTATCTTCGGTGTTCTTAACATCTGTCATGATCACTTCTAGATTCTCTTCATTCTGCTTCTGTAAAGTTTCAATCATCTTCTTGTGAACAGAAACTTTCTCTCGAATGACCTCAATCTTCTGATCTATGATGCCAATACTTCCTTTGATTTCTGAATACTTACTCTTCACAAGTGTATTCATTGTGGAGAATATCTGGATATCTAGAATATCTTCAATGACTTCTCGCCTATCAGCGGCAGGTAACTGCATGAAAGGCACGAAAGATGAACTACCAAGAATCACCACTTGAGTGAATGACTTGTAGTTCATCTTAAGAATCTGTTCCTCAAGCATTTTTTGATAATCTTTTGTCTTGGCATCTTGATGTAACATGACATCGTTTTTATGAATCTCAAAAATCTTCGGAGCAAGGCCTCGTCGAACTTTGTAATCATCATTACCAATAGAGAACTCAACCTCAACAATACAATGCTTCTGGTTGATGCTGTTTACTAATTGTGGAATATTCACCTTACGAAAAGGCTTACCAAACAAACCGAATGTAATAGAATCGAGCAGGGCAAAAGACTTACCCTGTCCGTTCGATCCTGATACAAGAACCATTGGATACTTATCTAAATATATTTCTGTGAAATAATTTCCGAACGAACCGAAGTTCTTAAATCGGACAGTCTTAAATTCAATCATACAGTCAAAGACTCCATATACAAATCACGAATCATAATTTTTAACTTTGTCTTCTGCTCAACATTTAGTTCTTTCATATCTTCTACCTCATTTGATATGATTGAAACAGTGTCCAGAGACAGATCGACATCCTCTTCGGTTTCATCTTCGCTTCCATAGTCTTCAACCAATGTAACATTAGAGACAGGCACATCATACAGGTTGTCAAGGAATCTGTCAAACAAATATGGTTTAGTTTTATTGTCAACAAAGAGTTTCACATAGGCATTTTTATATTCCTTGAATGGGAATTTGCTTATATCAAAGTCTTTACTATCATCATACGAAATCTTAAAGAACTTCTTTCGTGGGTTCTCTACAAATTCTAATTCCCGTGTCTCTGTGTCAAACACATGAAAACCTTTTCGGTCGTTGAGATCACTAAACGTAATTTGATATTGAGTGCCTAGGTAAGTTACGTTGTTCTGAACACTTCGACTATGGAAGTGTCCTGAAAATACCATATCGAAACGGCGAAGGCATTCATCTGACATACCACCGTCGAACGGCAGTCCTCGCATTACTTCGTAACCATTCAGTTCAAAGTGTCCGCAGATAATATTACTCTTCGTGTTCTTAAGATACCCAAGTGTCCCCTCACGATTCTCACTATTTACCCACGGAACCATGCCAATTTTTACACCATCAAATTCTAGATCAGTAGGCTCTTGATAGATGAAAAAGTTTGAGTATCGATCACCGAACAACTCAGTAATAGAGTTGAGATCATTGGTGTTCTTATAGAACGTGTCGTGGTTTCCTAGAATACAATGAACCGTAATACCATTACGAAGCAGTGGCTCCATGAACTCATTACGAACGGCACTTAAAGTATTGAAGTTAACAAACTTACGGCGATCCATAAGATCACCTAGATGGAGAACAGTATCAATTTTGTTCTCCTTTAGATAAGGAAAGAACTGCTCACGGAAAAAGTCTGTGAAGTAATCTAAAAATATTTGACTATCTGATCTCGCCCCAAAGTGGGAATCAGAGATTATTGCTATCTTCATTTACATCCTCAAAACAAGAAGTCAAGCCGGCTTGAGTTTTCTTCTTACTCTTCTTTGGCTGAAACTTCTTAATATCATTATCATTTAACTGAAAGAACTCTTTCATTGCCTGATCTGGATTCTTCTCGAAGTAGTTTTCTTTGAACCACTTATAAATTCCACCAGAATGATCTCCCTCTTCAATCATCTTAAACTTAACATAAGATTGCTTCTTCTCCTTTTCGATACGGCGAAGAAAGGCATAATAGATGATCTGTGTAAAATATGAGAAAGGATTCTTTGACTTCTCTGGATTGAAATTATGTGCGTAGAGAATACAATTCTCAATAGCATCCCCAATCATTTCATCCACAAAAGAATAGTTCATAAAGTTAGGCTTCATTGCTAGATTGGTAGCAATCTTGATAAAGCAAGTGCCAATATACTCTGTCATTGGAGGCTTTGGGTCACCATTTTCTTCGGCGAGTATCACTAATTCTTTCCACTCGGACATTTTCTCGAAGAACAATTTGTTATCGATATAATGATTTGTGCTTTTCTTCTTGGCCATAAATATATCCTTTGAACATACTATACACTGAAAATAATTATTGTCAAGTTTTTCCTTGACAGTTTCCAGTTTACCCATATAATTTCACTTGTGAAGACGAAAAAGAATCCCTCTAGAAACACCGGTTATACTAGGTGTGTTGAATCCATCTCTTCCAAATTTTCAATAATTCATCGGTAACAGCAGCGAGTTCCATTTCCAAATGCTTTGGTTTTATTGGTTTAGAAATCAAGGGCATCTTACATTCTTTGGGTTTCTTGTTTCCCTTTTTTGTATTACAAGGAGAACATGCTGTTGTGAGATTAGTCCAAGATGAATCTCCACCTCTTGAACTGGGAGTGACATGATCTATTGTTAATACCTTTCCACTCTTACTCTTTTTACCACAATACTGACATGTCCACTTATCTCTTTTGAAAATATTCTTTCGAGTAGGTAGATGTGATTGATGTGGTGTTAGAACATATTTAAGTAAAACTAAAACAAGTGGTAAAGGATAAGTTCCTCTAGGTGTTTTGATTTTATATGTTCTAGAGAATGAGTAAGGTTGAATAGCCTTACCAGACTCTAATAGAGCAACTGCTTTTTTCCAATCGATCACGTTTAATACTTCCTCGGAAGCGTTCAGGAGCAAGACTTCTCTGTCCATGTAGTCCCCTTAATTAAGGTATTCGTCGGTATCCGAACTCCAATCAGTCAACCTATTGCCAAAGTCTGGATGATTTTCATCATCCCCAGTATATTCCTCTGTTGTTTTCTGTGCGTTCATATTATCAAACAAGAATTCAGACATCTGTTCTGGTTTAATAATGCCCTCATTTATCATCTTCTTAAGAATGTCTGGCGGAATCATAAGAGTCATCACAATAAACTCTTGCATCTCATCCTCATCCAGTTCATCTAGTCCATCTACGCCATCGAGTTGATCTGCTAGATCATCATATAATTTTTTCATAGTAGATTCAACATCAGGATTCATACTATTTTTACCGATTATATCATCGTTGGGATGTTTTGTAGGTTTAGTTTCTTCGTCATTATAATTAATTACATTTCTTTGCTTTTTAAGATGTTCTTCTCTTTCCTTTTCTATATCATATAGTTTTTCTGTTTCACCTGTGGGTGAAAGAAAGGCAAGAACATTATCTTGGCCAATAGTAATTTCATCGCTGTCTACGAATGATAACCAACTTTGAAGCATAGTTACATCCTTTTTTATTCCACTTCTTGGATCAATCACTGATTGTGTTTTAAAGATAAAAGGTTTTTCTAATGTAATATTTCTCTTATCTGACTTAATAATTTTTGCTATAACATCCTCACCATTATTTAATCTGATGATTTTACTTTCTAGTTTCTCGTTCATAATCATCTCCTTAAATGTATTTTAGATAACTCATAATCAAACTTCTCATTAGTATATATTTTAATTCTTTCGTTCAAATGTCTAAAGGTATGATTTTCATATTTTCCTAATGTGAGATCATCTGAAAGATCAAACAACTTAACTTTATTCTTCCTTTCTGTTTTTCTCAATCCTCTACCAATACTTTGAAGAACTCTTACAACAGATTTAGAAGGGCTAGCGAAAACAATGTTATCAATATTCCTAATATTAATGCCAGTAGAGCAGGTTCCGTAAGACGCGACCAGAACCGAGTTAGTTTTCCTATCAACGATCTTGCGAATCTCTTCCCGTTGTATGACATCTGTTGCTCCGTGTATGAGGAAAGTCTCTTTATCTCCTTGACTAATCAATTCATACAACGGTTTCCCGTGCTTCTCCACATAGTTGAAGAGGACTAGAGTATTACCCTTTAACCTGTTGGTTAGTTCAGCAATAAACTGGTTTCTCTTTCCATGAGTAACAATCCATTCTATTTCATCCTGATATTTTTTTCTCTTCATAAACTCCTTCTCGTCCTTGGTATATTGTAGCACAAGGCAGTTGATATCCAAAGTCGATAGGAGTTTCTTATCCATTAGGTTCTTGGTTGTTGTAACCTGAAACACTCTACCAAAGAGTCCTTCGATTACAAGTTTGTGTGTCTGTGTTCCGTCGAGAGTTCCTGTTGTTCCTATTCGGTAATAGCAGTCATCTAGATTCGACATTAGAGTCGAAAGTGATTTGGCTTTAAACAAATGGCATTCGTCTCCAAAAACACAACCGAATTTTGAAAAATATTCTTTTGGCATTTGATACAAACTTTGCCAAGTTGAGATGATAATTCTCTTGTCTGTTTCTTTTGACTGCCCACTAAACACTTGGTGACAATTTGACATACAATCCCAATCGTCATTAGACGAATAGTCTTTAAAGTCTTCGAGCATCTGTGATACTAGTCCTGTGGTTGGAACAATGATCAACAACTTCTTATCTGGAGGGAGCAGTTCCATATAGTAACGCATCAACGTGTAGATGATCAGCGACTTCCCAGACGCAGTAGGAGACAGCAGGAGACATCTCTTGGTGTTTAGTGCGTGTTGGATAGCATTCACTTGATGTAAGTGTGGTTTAATTGCTTTATTATTTGCTACGATGGACAGGGAGTCGATAAACTCCGTAACGTCGCTCTGAGAGAACTCTGAGGACGGTAGAGAGTCCTTCAGCGTTTCCTCTAACTGGATACTATAATTTCTATCCTTAGCGAACTGAATGACATAATCCAGTAAACCTCGGTAGATAGTCTGCTTGTATAGGTTGAATAATTTGATAGTGCCGTCCCACTGCTTCTTTTTGTAAGCGGGACTGAACTCGTGATTTGGCACCTTGAACGTGAAGAAGTCAGATAACTCTTTTGCTATCCACCTCTCACAATCCAATTTTACATATACGGAATCTAGATGTAGAACAGAAATATCACTCATACACTATATGTATATGAGGAGTTATCCGCCGTTAGAGAATTTAGCCCAGTCGATAGCGGAACGGATATACCACTGGCGATTGTTGATAATCTTCACAACACCTTCTAGGTATTTCATCTTTTCTTCCTGTAGAGAAAGACGATGAGATTGAATGATTAGTTCACGGTCGGACTCAATGAACTGATCAATATCGGCTCGAAGAACATTGAGTGGAAATGGTTCCCAACTTCGTTCTTTGAGTTCATCATCACCCATTTTACCAGTATAATATAGCCACTTATTTTTACGAAGTGTTTTGTATTGAGACTGCATCTTCTTATACAACAACGTCTCATCCGTGAATAGGATAAGATACTTGTTATGAAGTTGGGGTGTTTTGATGGACTCGATATCTAGTTCTGTTCGATCCATCTCTAGGTCTTTACTGACCATCTCACGAATATCATTTAGGTTCATAACTTACTAATTTTCATTCCATTAAATTTAAATTCTGCACCTATAATTATAGGGTCTGGATCGGTGGTTGTCAAATCAAATCCAATTTCATCTAACCTAACTGGAAATAAAGTTTCAAAAGATACTTTAAGATTTGGTCTAAAAGAGTTATTCAATATAATAAGACTACCATCATCATATCGCTCAGTTGGTTTAACTACTTGATTTAATGTTGTAACAGGAACTTCAGAATTAATCCAATTGAACAATTCAATATAATTGGTCATATCCTCATCAACTATAAAACTAACATTCAATGATCCATATATGATTCTTCCGCCTGTTTGCATATTTGGTCTAGCATATATTGATTTAGTTTCAACATATTCAACTTCGACTGAAGGAATATTCGTTTCTTGAATATAGAAGTTTACGTTTGGTATTTTATTTATTGTTAGTTTAAACCCATTATTCTTTAGATAATTCACAGATTTTGGGGCTGTTCTGTCGGCCATAACTATCTCCAATAAAGTATGTATACAAAAAAACACAGCCCCCCGTGAGGGAGGCTGTGAATTTATGCTACCTTAGAACTAGACTCATCACTCGGCCGTGTTCTGTCCGTGGAGGTTAAGAACCTCGAAGACACGATAGTACTGGTTAACACCAGTGGTATCGATCTGGTCATTACTACCGAAGGTTCCAACGTATGGGTTGGCAACCATTCCGTAACGAGTCTTGAACCCGATGCGAGGCTGGAAGGTGTCCTCACCAACCGCACGAACCATCTGTAGTGGAACGTAGGGGCAGTAGAACATACCAGCATCGTAGGGACTAGCACCTCTGTAACCTACGCAGATGAAGTTTCGTGATCCAGCGTATGGATCAATGTAAACCTTCATCTTACCATTGAGAACACCAGCGAAGGTGTTGCCAGTATCGTCAACATTAAGGCTGACGTTAAGGGCTGGTGAGATATTGAGGAAGCCACCCATTGCGAGAGCAGAAGCAACATCTGACGAGCAGATGATGAAGTTACCCTTACCGCGTCGAGTGTCCTTAGCAATCGCATTGGCTTCACGTTCGATCTGGAACATGAGTCCACGGAAGCGTTCAGCACTCCAACGTCCGTCAGCATCACGGTTGACATCATAGATACCACCAGTGAGTCCTGCTCGAACGTGCGATTCGCGGAAGACACCATCAGAAGTGAGTCCCTTGACCGCGCCGGCACTATAGAAGGAAAGATCTGAGTTTCTAGCACCAAGTTTGGCGTTGAAGTAGATCCGACGAATAACTTCTCGGTTGATTTCCGCGAGGATTTCAGTCGAGAGGATATTAGCGAGTTCGCTTTCAGCATCAAGTCCGTGAACGGCCTTGAGGTCTTGAGCGAGTTCAGTGGTGTACTGAGCCTTGAGGGCACGAGTCTTTGCTTCAACAGCAACTCGTTCGATGGTGAATGCCATCTCGCGGAAACCCGTACCAAGTTGACCAAGACCTTCCGCAGTTGAAACATTCATACCACCTGCGTAGGCAGCAGAATCAGCAGCAGTGCCAGAACCGAAGGGATCGGTACTGACATCAGATACTGAAGAGAATGTACTACCAGCAGCACTGGCACGGGTATCTGCTTCACTGAATAGTGCTTCATTAGTACTACGAGCAGCCGTAAACAGATTTTCGTTTGCGTACTGAGCCTTCATTGCGAAGATCAAGCCAGTGGGTGCGCTCATTGGCTGAACACCACAGACATCGTAAGCAATTAGGTTCGGCATAGCACGACGAACGAGCGAGATGAGTACAGGATCAAAACCAGCATAGTTGGCTGATGCTGTACCAGAACCCGCACCACCACCGATGTAACCACCGGCTGCGTTCATTGGGGTTTCTGAAAGATTCTGCTCACGAAGAGCCTTCTCATTGTTCTCAAGAAGGACGGCAGTGACCTTCCTCTTGTATGAATCTTGAATTGGTTCAAGATCTGTATGGTTTAAAATTGGGGTCCACTTCTCTTCAAGTGAATCCATTGGTGTGACTGAATCGAAATCCATTAGACTTCTCCTTTTATGGTTGTGTGATCTACTAACTAATCCTATCAGGAACTTCTACTTATTGCTTTTGCGTAACCTTCCATCAACGAATTGGTTCCTGTTACTTCAGGTGTACCTTCGATTGTATCATCTGCGACATTCTCGCTGATACCTTCTCCGAAATATGATTCTCGGATGATGTCAAGTTTTTCAATATACTCTTCGATGTCGGCGTGTTCTACACCTTCAGCGAGAGTCTTGAACTTTTCTACTTCAGTATCAACAAGTCCTTCAGACATTTCATTGAATACATAAGATTTCTTGAAGTCAAGAAGTTCTTCTGACATATCCATAGTTGCTTGAATTTCATTGTTGAGTCGAGTAACGAGTTCCTCGTTCTCTTCAGCAAGTCCATCAACAAGATCAATCTTGCTTTCAGGGATCTCGATGTAGTGGTTGTCGAATAGAGTCTTAAGACCTTCCATGAAGGACTCAGTAACTTCAGTACGAATACCTTGCTCTACTGTGAGTTCATTCTCAGAGAGCCAGTTCTGGACTGCGTAATCAAGATACTCATCAATCTTGTTGGTGAGTTCCTCAGTTACTTCGGCTACTTCTTGGGTAAGTCTGTCGCTATATAATTCCTCTAGTGAGGAAGTAATAGTTTCAATCTTCTCGTTGATAGCAGCCTCAAAGATAGTGATTGCTTTAATTTTAAAGTCTTCAGTAAGATCTTCTCCATTAAACAACGCATCTAAATCTTCGGTAACACCACCACCAGCCTGGTCTCCACCTGCGGGGACTACTGATGGAATCTTCTTCTCTGCTTTAGCAGCAGATGGTTTACCACTGACTGTCTTCTTGTTCTTCTTAGCATTGTTAGGACCCTCATCGGTGTGAACCTCATCACCTTTGCCGGTGGCGTCCTTATTGTAAGTTTCTGAGTCAAGAACAGGCTTCTCGATTTCATCGATTGTCTCGATCTTTTCAAGAATTGTTCTTGCTGTGTCTACTGGATTCTGGCTCATGTGAAGGGACTCCTTTTTATTCTTTGCTAGCGCCATTATTTATACATTTTTAAGTTTTGACATGAAGTCGGCGTATACTTCAATTAGTTTTTCTTCTCTATTTTGTCTGGTAGTATACACAGACTCAATACTCTCTTTGAAGGACTGCATGTCCTTCTCTTTCAAAATACCGTTATCCCAGATCCATTCCCTACCTTCCATGATACCATTGACAAAGGCATCAGGAGCAGATGGATCTGCGACAATATCAACTGCGGAAAGCATGAAGTCTTTTTGGACTTCATTGATTCCGTTTCTTTCTTTTAGTGATCCCATACCTCTGGATGATACACCGAGTTTGGCACCTTCATCCATAAGGTTCTGCACGATCTTACCCATTGGTGTATCCATAATCTTGGCTTTACCCATTAGGTTATCACCATCTTCTTTCATCTCTTTAATGATATGAGAAACGCGATCAAGATTTACGGTTGGGCCCTGTGGATGGTTCAATTCACCAAATGCTCTATTCTCATTAACATAGGTTTTGATGTATCGCTTGGCCTCATTGAAAAGAATATTTCTCTCATAGATGCGATTGTTACGATTGGGCTTATTAGACTGCATGAAGACACCTTCGATAAAGTAATTCTTCTTGCCATCTTCTGTTGCTTCAGTAACTAAGCGAACGTCTTCTGTATTTGTTTCGGTGATTAGTAACATTTACTATTCCTCTGTTGGAGTTTCTACTTCTTGTTCCTGTGATGAGGGATACTTATCATTAACTGCATCCGCCATTTTCTTATATAGAAGAGACTTGATATTGTTCTCTGCGTTCACATAGTTCTTATCTAGTAAATTATTTATAATTTCAGTCGGTTCCATCTGTATCCTCTCCTTCTAGTTCTACTTCTTCTACTTCTTCAGGATCTTTGATTAGATTTGCTACGATATCGGGAGTCATTACACCCGTAACATCTTGAACCTTTAGATTAAATGTATCACCAAATGTGGCTTTAAACTTTTCCATATTATCATCTAACATATTTTTTAATAGTTCTTCTGCTGGTTTCATTGTGTTTCATCCTCTATAGGTGGGTCGGCTTCCGCCGGCATTTCTTTGGCCATTTCTTTGGCTATATCTTTCATTTCGCCTTCATTCAACTTTAAAATATTCTTTCTAACCCAATCGTCAGAATAGAATCGACCCAACCAAGGTTCCATACCCTGTAATAGTTCGAGTCTTTCCTTCATAATTTCTGTTTCTTTGAGTTCAGTAAAATATGAATCCTTTTGGAAATTAAAGAAGATATCTTGATGAATTTTCAGCCAATCATCTTCCTTCATAATTCCCGTAAGTAAACATTGAGTTCTCAATAGTTGAAGGAATAGATCTGAAAATCTCATACGAAGACGATCAATGAACTTGAAGAAGTTTAGTTCGTCTCTGCTGATCTCCGAAGATCGTCCCATGTTGAATCCGTTCTCGGCATCCATACGAGAGGTAGGAACATGAAGGGCGCGATATACTTTCTTGAGGAAGTAATCAACGTCTTCCATCTCACCAAGATTCTGTCCACCATCTAGGGTGGTGATCTCGGTTCCTCTGCCACCTTCACGTCGTGGCAACCAGTAGTCTTCAAGCATGTTCATATGCTTACGATCATCACGAATCTCACCAGTGCTGGCATCATAGACCAACTTGTTCTGGTATCGATTCATAATATCTTTAAGATACTGCTCTGCTTTTTGTTTGGGTAAGTTACCAACGTCAATATAGAAGATACGACGTTCAGGCGCACGGGAGATTCTGTAGATAACAGTGGCATCTTCCGTCTGTCGAAGCATGTTCAGTGGACGAATTGCCTTTTGAAGATACCCAACAACTCGCTTGGTTCCAGAATCAATAATACCAGAGTGAACATAACAGATAGAATCAGGAGCAATCTTGAGTCCAGTTTGGTTGGTTTGGAAAGAAGATTGTTTATCAAGGTTAGTATAGAGATAAAACTCTTCTACTTTTTTCACAAGTGGAACTATTGTTCCTTTAACATTTTCGTTTTTCTTTTGTATATTGCGAATCTTTTTGATCTTGATTGGATCAATAGCACGCAATTCTAAAATACCTTTATTTTTAGAATCTTTATCTGTGATGATATGGTAGTAAATCTTACTATCAATATACCATCTTCTAAAAATTTCATAGGCTTTATGATTAAACTTTAAAAGACGAAGGATGTTTGTGAATTCACCCTTCATTTTCTTTTTAATACTTTCTGGTAGATCTACTTTATCTAGATCTATATCAACAATAGTTCTGTCTTGTCCATGAACTATTGCCTCGGTTGTTATATCATCTATAGCAAGATCCACTTCTGGATATACTGCCATACCTCTATAACGAGCGATTAAATCATTTTCTGTTTTTAATGAACCATTAAAATCAACATACTGACCAACTACACCACCACCATCTAAGGTGAAGGTTCCATCATATTCATCAGGACCGACAAATGACTCCGACTTGAGGTCAGAGCCACTTGTTGGTTGTGGTGACATTTTTCCATTACGACCAATGGTAAATCCAAATAGATCAATTGGCATTTACATTCTCCTCAATAATAAATAATAAAATCAAAATTCCCAGATCACTGATACTTCCAGTGATCAAATCCAATTGTAACTGTAAACTCAGCAACAGAATCTGCACTATCAAAACTAAGATCAACAGTACCAACTTCAACAGGCCAACAATCTACTAAATTAAATTTAGCCTTATCAACACCAGCAGTTCCCAGAGTTCCGACAGCAGCGCCTTGGTTGTTGCCATCTCCTACTTGTAATGGTTCAACTTGCCAATCAGCATAAGCCAAACCTCTATCGGTGTCGTTTAGTGAAACAAAACCTGCTGACCAATCCATAAACTTCCTATGGATATCCATCTTCTCATCACACAAAACAGTAATGCTCCAGTCAGTGAATGTTCTATCACCGGATCTTTTAATTTCCCTACCTCGATACGGAATAGTTATAGTTCCTAAATTTGAAGAGGGTAATGCAGCGGCTTTTATTAAAAACGAATCCGCGTCATCCATATTGCCAACGGCGCCGAAGCCTCCATTGACCGTGAATAGATTTGGTCTAATACCTTGCCCAAATTTCTTTGTGAACCTTCCTAATGATGCCATGATCATATCTCCTTTATTCTACTATATGTATCATCCTTCTGTGAAGAATGATCCAGAATTATTTGCAACAAAATTAAGTTTAATTAGTTGAATACTCTTAGTTGGTTGTAAGTAAATATCACAAACAAATTCACCCCTGTCTACTACGTTTCCGGGATTGTTACTTTCATCACATACAATTCTGTAGTTTTCTAATCCTCTTCCGTTTTGTACTTCTCGAAGGACTGGTTCTAATTGACCAATAAAGTTCTGTCTAGTAAAGGCATCATTCTGTTCAAAGAGAACAAAGTTAGCAGATGTAGCAAATGACTTCTCAAGAATATTGAAGAGTCGTCTAACCTGAATCCTATCAAAGGCACTTGGTTTAGTCTGGAGAGTTTTGTCTCCCCATAGAACTGTTCCAGAGCCAGGGAAGGCAAAGATATTATTGATTCCCGCACTATACAAACCATCTCTTTGTGCTTTAGATGGATTGAATGCGAGTTTAATTACGTTAGAAATATTACCCCTAGCATAACCAGCAGGAGAGAACCAAGCAGCAAAATCGGTTTCGGTTCTGGCAATAAGTCCTGCAACGTCACCGTTTAGTGGAACCCATCTAGAGACTCCATTATATGAATCTGAAATATATTTCCAGTTACCATCCATTGCAGCGTATGAAGTATCTCTATTTAGTGTATTCTTACGATAGTTTAAAACGGATGTGTAATCGATTTCTGGAAGAGTTGCTTTGTTGATTAACGCGGGGGCCGCGGCACCAAACGATCCACTAGCACCTACTGGTGTAGAAATTAAAGCCATACAATCTTTTCTTAGGTTTGCAAGATCAATTACTTTTTGGTTTAGTTCATTAGATGCATCACCTGCAATGAGAAGACTAACATCAACTTCTTCTGGATCTGCAAAATAAGTTGTCCATGCAGTCTCTACAAGGGCAGAAGTTACTGGTTCTGTACCAAAACTACCACCCACAATAGTGTATGTCAGTGGTGCAGATCCACCTGAGTTTCCTATGTTACCGACTGTATCAAGAGGACGTTTAGCAAAGTTTACTTTAGAGGCAATGAGGTCTCCATTGGCATCAAGGTCAGCAGAGGAAACCGTTACGTCGAGTCCGTTTGTGAAGTCGTTTGCATAATACAAAGAGGTGGGGTATACGTCTAAGGACTGTCCGCCCGAAGAACCAAACAAACTTTCAAACTCACCGACACTGGGGGCAATTGTAATAAAATCAGACTCCGCAAGAACATACTTGTAATATAAGGCATTACCTAGATCATCAACAGCATTAATGATCTGAGACATGCCTTCGTATAGTTCTAGAACCGAACCACTAGGACCATAAACACCTTTTCGGTCAATAACAGCGAGTGAAAGTTCATCACCAGTGGCACCGAATCGTGCAGCGTGAGAAGAAGTTTGAGGTTGTGCTGAAAATACATCAGTGATTTTTTGATCATAAGTTAAACCGGCACTAATGATTTGAATTTCGAGTGCGCCATTTACTTGAGATCCTACATCCTTGGAATTGAAGACGAATAATTCCCCATCACCACCAGAAAGTCCGACACTACCACTAGTAGCGCCAGAGGCTCCGACTCTAACAATGGTTAGGTTATTTCCATACTGAAGAAAGTTAAAACATGTCCACCAGTCATTACCATAACGCTCAACGCTTGGTGTACCAAAGGTTTCTTGAAGTTCCTTAACACTACTGATAAGGGTTCTTGTATTAACTGGTCCCTTGTCGAAACGACCGACAAAGGCAGCAGGTGTTGTCGCAACAAGTGATACAATACCAGAAAAGTCTCTTTCGGTAACGGTAACACTGGGACTTAAAGTAAATGCCATTTTCTATCTCCTTAGATACGCTTCGTATTCTCTTTATTTATACTTTTCCGTATTTAGAAGAACGACCCTGTAGTATCATCTTTATCAGAAAACCAACGATCTTTTCCGTCCCAAACACCATCTTCTTTAGTACCAGTATCAATAAAACCAAAAGGAGACATATCATCTTCCAATTGATCAATCTCGTCCTGATAAATATCAGTTCTAACATCAATGTTCGTTAGGTTCTTAAAGTATTCCTGCCTGGTCAACCATCCAAATAAAACCAAACACATAACCAAGTCATCGTTGTGTCCATCATCTGCCTCATATGACTGCTTTTTGGCCACGAACGTGGTGAGTTCGTTCACGATATCTTGATCTTCTACTATCATCTTGTCTTCTTCTAACAGACTCTTGAGAACAGAACAGCCTAGTTTCTTGACCACCTGTGATGTGCGAACACCAAACTGAACATTTCCTTTGCCAAAGCCACCACTAATAGTCTGTCCCTTTCTACCTTGGTGAGAACACATCAACACATTTTCATACTCAAGATCTGAATACAAAACGTCTGCTACCTGACCACCAATATCATTAATCTCTACAAGGCAGAAAGCATTATTAAACTGCTCTGCTAGTCTCTTAATCACGGTTGGATACACCATTGGAGAAATAAGGTTGTTTCTATACTTCGCTACAACTTTATATGGGGGGTCTGTGATATCTATAACACAGAACGCACTGTAGTCCTTTCCCTGTCCTCTGGAGGTATCCACAGTGATGACATAGGTATGTCCTTCGATTGGATCATCATAGATGGCAAGTCCATCTGAATTTTGAATCTTTGGTTTTATCCAAGCCAAGGAATGAATTTTATGTGATGATATAAGAGTATTTGTAGAACCAATAAAGTCACATTCAAACTCTGACTGGAATTGCTGTTCGCTAGTATTGGCAACCGTTTCTGTTCTCCACTTTTCGTCTCGAAGAGGTCCGCCTGGATATAAAGGAACATCTGACCAATGGACCTCAATAGGAACGTATTCATTCTTGCCTGGCTCTCCAACTGGTTTGATCGCGTGCTTCCAATAATGGTAGAACATATTCAATCCATTTGGTGTCGATACCATAAGCACCTTCGTGTTCTGTCCAGATGTCACGGTGGGATATACCGAACTGAAGAACTCTTCGGCAATATTATTCGGAACGTGAGCAAATTCGTCAAGGAAGATCATGTTAAAAGAACCACCACGAATGGCAGATGATGATGTCGCAGAAGCAAGAACCTTAGATCCATTCTCTAATAGAATCGAACCCTTATTCCATTCTTGAATGCCTTGCTGTAACCATAGGGGTAGATATTCATAAGCAAGTCTTAAACGAGATAGAATTTCACGGGCAGTTGCTTGCTTATTGGCAAGAATACCAACAGTCATTGACTGGTTAAACAAAATATAATGTAAGATATACGCAACAATAGTTGTTGACTTACCACTCTGTCTAGGTAGTTTCGCAATTACGAACCTATTGTTATGGACTTTAGTTATGATATCTTCTTGATAATCATATAATTCAAATGGAATCAAACCTTCATCTAGAGATACAACCTTCACATACTTCTTGATAAAGTAGTTCGGATCTTGGGCGCACTTCATATATTCAGTGACTTGATGTTTGGTGAAGTTCTGCTCACGCCCAGACTCTTTGAGGTTTGGGTTTCCTAGATATCCAGTTTTCTTATCCGTCATCCTTTGGTTCTTCCACTAGTTCATTAATAACCTTCTTGGTGCTTCTACCGGCATTGATCAGATTTTGTAGTTCCGATGTCGATCCAATAAATATTGAGTTATTAGTTGTTTCATTATTTTCAACTTTGGTGACTTCTACATCTTTGACTTTCTTGTGAATGTCAATGAGATCCTTATTCACATCAGCAACAGTCTTGATGAGTTGAGCAACCACTTCATATGCTCGCGGATGCTCACCCTCTTCTGCTACATTCATAATACCCTTGATGGCATCCTTACCATTATCGATAAGATCCATCAGGTTCTTTCTAGTTACAAGATAGTCTTTCTTAAGATCAGGATCTTTTATGTCCTTATGATCTATAGAAATTTCAGTTGGTTTCTTGCGAACTATTTCTTTATTTTTCTTTTCTTCAAAATCCACGCCTAATGCCTTTGCTAGATTTTTATTAGCATCCATAATTTATCCTATCATCCATATGTGGGACCAATGTAGTTCCCGAAGGTATCTATTGCTCCTGTCTGTCCATGCACTCCAAGTTCATAATTATACTTGTATGTGTCGTATGTTTGTCCTGCTGTATAACCAGATACACCACCACATACTCCTGTTTGCACAAACTCCATTGCGCCTGACTTACCATTTATATAATCCCAAGCACGAATATTTGTATCGCTAATAATCTTGGAACTTTTCTCTGGTCCATAGACATAAGTCTTAGCAGTAAAGTCAAATGTGAGTAGAATATTTCTTCTAGTCTCAAAATCCCCGTCATAATCTTCTGCTAAAGTAACATCATTTAATATGATTGGAACATCTACCTTCTTATATAAATCTGTAAAATTGATTGTAATATTAAAGTCTGGTGAGAATAAAGGAAGAATCTGTTCCATAATCTGGAAACCATCATCCATATTTCTAACCATAGCATAGAGAGAGAATGTAACATTATAAGGAACTTCTGAATATGAATATGTTGTAGTTCCATCTGAGTCAGGAGTCTTCCAAGTTTGATTTAATCTATTTTTTGCCCTACCAGAATCGTATGAAATGGCAGTAATTTCAAATGACATTCTAGGTAAAGTAATTTGTGGTTTAGTTTGATCTTCATTTATCGAACTAAGATTATCTAACCTCATTAAAAACTTTTCAGATGGTCCGTATGCCAACGGAACCCTAATCCGATCTACCTGTGCGTTTGAACTATTGAGTCTCTCTATAGTGATGTTATCAAAAAGAGAACCAAACCCTATTACTAATTTTCTTACTGCGGCATTGTAGTATGTACTAAACATCAATATCGTCCTTCACTGAATGGATCTGTTTCTGAGAAGTCAAGGACTCCTTGCTGCTCAACACCGAATGTATTTGCATCACCTGATGGTGTATTTAATATTATATTCTCTGGAATGACCAAGTTAGTTGCTGTTATTCCTGACAAGATATATTCAGTACCAGATTGTGATCCCTTAACAGTTGCTGTAGATCCTGCTTCAAACGGAACAGTAGATATACTTGATACAGTAAGTTTACTGGTTGTACTAACCCAATCAATTACAGTACCAGTTGATGTCGCAATACCCAATGTAGCACCAGCACCACTAACACCTGCAACTTGATATACAGTTTCTCCTCGATAGAAACCAGGTCCAGATGTAACTGCAACTCCTGTAGTAAATTCTTGAGCATATAGTTTCTGTAATTGTGTAACTGAATCAGGTCCACAAACACCAGTTTGAATATTCTCTAGTGAGTAAGTGAATAGTTCTGCTTGAATTAGATACGTTTGATTCTTTCCTAATTGATAGAAAGGATTTTCGTGTTCAACAAAGTTTATTTCAAACAGATATTTTCCCATTGGGAAGTATATCAAATCTCCTTCTCTGGGACGATTAACATTCGCCTCAAGATTTCCAACTTCATCCATAAATCTTCTTCGTGAAACAACCAAACTAACCTTGTCTTTAATTTCTAAACCATACTTGGCAAGAATATCACCCTCACCCTCAAAGCCATCGTAACTTTGAAGATACATTTCTATCTCATATGTCTTAGTAAACTTACTTAATATATCTTCACCAAAGAGAAGGTCTTTCTTGACGTATTCTCTAGGGAGATATAGAACATCCATACCCATCGTTTTGATTGCTTCGATGGTCAAATCTTCCATTAGGTTTTGTTCTGGAGCAGAACTCTTAAAATTGAAATATGGATTTGTTGCCATGTATTACCCTGTCATGAAATCTACTGGGAGTTCGTATTGTCCTAATATCTCTTCTTCGAGTTTTTCTACCTCTTGTTCGGCTTGTTGATAAATCTCTCCACCCTTTAGACTAACTCCGCCAGGTAATTGAATACCATCATACTTGAGCATGTTCATACCCCATTGCTTCTTGAGTAGGGCTGTGAAATATTTCTTCACCATTCGATCATCGAAAATCTTAGTGTATATGATAGGATCTAAAGCAGCGTATGCTTCAACACACAGATATTCACCAACGGTTGTTGCTTCTGACCAATCCATATCGATATGAATCTTATCTGTTACTTTACTAAAGCGAATTGATTTGTCTGGACTAAAGAAATCTTGGATGAGACTATTATATCTACGGAAGGAATCATAAGCAGCAAGGGGTTCTGCTCCTCCTCCACCTGCTAATCCTCGGTTAACACCAAACATATCATTCAATGCCCATTGGTATCTAACATTAAACATGTTAACAGTTCCTGATTCAAATCTAAGAACTCTCACCACACTAACAATGTCCTTACCACTAGGACCATTTCCTGTAGGACCATCTACTGGACCTATGTCTGTGGTTGTAATATAACCATTGGTTACATCAGTTGCGGTAATTTGATGCTTAAAATAACATCTTTCGACGCCATCAAAATGTCTTTCTGTGAAAAAGTCTAATGCTTCGTCTAGTCGATCTTCGGCCTGCTGATAATCTACATTGATTTCAACGACAGGCGCGCCAAGTTTACGCATAGCATAATCAATAAGTTGCTCTCTGGAAGACACGCTTGCCATGTTAAAATCTCCTATGTTCTTAAGTATGTATAAGAACATAGGAGATATAGAATGTATGTATCGCTTTATTTACTAGGAGGAGGAGGTGATCCGTTGATGGTTACTGAAACCTTTTCTACATCTTCCATTTCCATTTGCTCGATATAATATCTTCTAGTGATAGGTGCTTTTGACTCGCCAATAGAAGATGTTTCGTAGTTAGTAAAACCAGGCATATTGAGAGGACAAGATAACTTAGGATGATCTAATTTACTATAATGATCTTCATTAGATACTAACCATGTTGCCTTTCTATCGCCACACCCACACCCACCACAGTAATTCTTTGTTGGATCTATTTTACTTTTCTTTAAATATTCGCATGGAGGAAGTTCACCTTGTCCATGACAAGAAAGAACTCTAAGTTGCTTCGTTTTTTTGTCTATTCTATTATTAGAAAGACCCCGTGATGCCATTGCAGCAGCGTAAGAACCGACCATACCGATTCTGTCTTTTAGAGTTTTCTTTCCTAGATCCTTTGCAGGTGCAAATTTTACATCTTTTTTTTGATTTGATTTTTCTATTCTCGAATTGATATCTTTTTGAGACATAAATCCTCCATTAAGTAATTATTGATAACCGTGAACTAATAACAAGACCCTGAAGGGCATCTATAATGATTTGTCGCGTGGCCTCGGCCTCTTCATATGATTGTACATCCTTATTTATATTTGTCAATCTTATTTCTATTCTTTCATCATGAGTTATGTCAGTGAGTTCAGCATTTCCAAATAGGTATAATAGAAATTCCTTTATTGTATTAGTAGTACCATTATCATCTTCGTATGGTGAGACAATAGCATTACTAAAATCTATAGACAAAGAAGAAATTGAACCATCATAACTACCAATTGGCGTAGATAAGGGTGGGAAAGTGGTTCTATCAAATTCTATTAGACTTGTTATTGCTGTTGTCTTTGCTAATTTTATAATGAAGTTTGCAGTATTAACACCATCATCTGGAATTGTATTCTTCTTAAATGTAAAGTATCGAATTGTATTTGGACTAGGAATAACAGCATCACTGAGATCCGTTGGCCAATCAGCCTCAATTATTATTCTGTTAGTCGAATCTGGAAGTCTCCAGTTACGCAATGTTGCAGAACTAGTTACAGTTGAATCTAAAGCAATTGTTTCTATCGATGGTGTTCTTTCGATAACTAGTGTTTGTAAAGAATTTCCTGTTAGATCAATATACTCAAGATAAGGCATATTAGAAAATTCCATATCAGCAATACTACATCTCAAAGCAGAAAAGTGTACTAGTTGAGGACATATTGCCCCAATATCAGGATTGACAGTATTACCCAACCCGGTAAATGCATCATTGTAGTTTGCATTTATTTTAGTAAAATACTTCTTAATACCAGTACCCAAATCTAATGTCGATAACTTTTTGTTATATGAAACATCTAGATTTGTCATGTAATCATTTCCACTTAGATCTAGAGTTGTAATATTATTATTATTTAAATTAAGTTCTTCTATTGCTTCACATTTTGTTAAGTCCAACCCCTCAAGATTACTAGTTCTTAAATCTAGAACTCTAAGGAGAGGGAATGACTTACTCTCAAAATCACTTTGTAGTGTTGTCCAGTTATTTCCTTGGACAGCAAAAATACGCAGTTCCTCCATACCAGCAAGATTAACAAAGGTAATTTTTCTATCTCTAGGGATAGGTCCATCGTCCCATCCAAACCTTGGATGATTTAGAATTAAAGTATAGATAGACTTTGCTGGCTGATTCGTTTGTAATGTTTTTCCATATATTCTGCTCAAAGTTTCTTTTGTTTTTGGTATAAGAATAGGAGCCTTGTCGTCTACTCTAAAGTAACAAGTTTGCTCATTTTGAATTAGCATCTCATCAAGGAAAGATCCAGTACCACCATCTATTCCTGTAGTAATGAAATTTCTAAAAACTGCACTAGTACCTTCAATATTATATCTTGCTGCATCTACACTCTGTGAATTTATAAATTTACTACCATTAATTGTGACATTATCCCTATAGTTAACTAATATGTCAGTAGCAAAATTATTACTCTCTCTCCAATATGGAACAGCGTTTACAGTCGGATCACCACAGGTTGATCCAGACCACAAGTTGGTTCCCTGTTCAGATGAATTAGCAAAAATTTCTGTAATAGTGTCATCGTTTGGATTCGGATTATCACTAACCTTACAACTACATTTCGCAGGAGAGATTTGGGCCGCGTTCCGGTCGTCGAGATATGCAACCATCGAACAATCTCTTCCTACACAAGTCGTTCCAGGTCCGTGGAAGTATCCCCTTGGCACCAAATTCTCACACTCACTATATGTTTTACCATCTAAACAACTAGATGATGATTGGCAACAAGAACCAGTTTCTACTGGAATAGGAAGATCCTGATCATGCTCTTCACATGTGTCACAGGTATTAATCCAAGTTCCATGCATCGACAGACAATCGGTTCTATTATAACCAGACATACAAGCAGATTGATTGCTTGTTTTATAATTATAGTCTGTAGGAACACCGAAAGATCCATCTGAATCTGTATTCATATAAGAACCTGTTTGTATTGGATCTAATATACACAATCCAACAGTATAATCTGTTATGGGAAGTTGACTTTCATCTACACAATCGGAACATCTTTTACCGGCTTCCCATATACTTGTGAGATTATCTTCGCCGAGATTAGATTCGTCCCATCCTACATTAGTACCATCTTCAATCATTATGAGATAACGATCCAGTATTACTTGAACTTGTTGTGCGCATTGATACTCTGTCAAATAGTCGGCGCATTTAGTATTTAAATCTGGATTAGTTGATGGATTTGTAACTTTGTCTATTATATAACATCTTCCTGCTAAGTATTTTTCTTGCTGATCAACACCTGTTGGTAAGTATTCAGCAAAATACAATCCACTGGCTGGTGCAGATCTTATATCATCACAGTAAATACCCGCTGTCCAACTACCACTTATTCCTGCACATTGTTCGTATGTTTTTGATTCACACTTCCATATATTAAGATTACCATCATGCCATTGACAACCGCCCCACATTATTGCTTTATCGATATCACCATCTGTTGCACTAACGATACCACCCATGTCTTCACAACTCTGTGCGGTTTCATGTAGTTCAACAATAACGGCTTCTCTGCCATAGGTTGGTCCTATTGTATTATTCCATAAACCACCGTCCATGTTATAATATTTTCTTGGTGTAGGTTTAGAACATACAATTTGAAAGCCCTCTACACTAGAAACTGGATCTTGTGAATTTATATTATTAACAGATCCAATTAATGCATCATTGGAGCAACTATAATTTGTAGAATCAGTTCCAACTCCTTTCCAAGATCCATAGTTTCTTTCGCAATCATACTTGGTTAAATTTCCTATAGAACTTCCTGATTTACAGCAAGCACCTAATAATACTTGATTACTTTCCTCCATAGAACTGCATGGATTTGAATTGCAGTTCATAGCAAGGTCTGTATTTACACCATCATGTAATATTCCACCTAACGAAGAACAGTAAGATGGGTTACATGTATCAAAACATCCATCATCAATACAACAACCATACGATGCAGTAAGTATTGATGATAATTTTTGATTTACTACCTGAGTGCAAACTTTACCGCCGAAGAATTCAGCATCAAAGTTATCTTGAGTTATACATTTTTCTTCTAAAACATTATCAGTACATGTTGAACAAGTTTTACATGCACCATGTTGATCTGATTGCAGTGGCGATAAACCCTGACCACCTGGCGTACCAGATGTTGGGCATGGGTTGTCATCACAATTAGAATCCTTACCTCTAAATATACCAAGATCACGTTTACAATCAATATATTTTACATTACCAAAACAATCATAAGATGATGTGGTTTCGTTATACACACAACAAGCCCCAATATCACTGGGGTTTGGTTGAATTGATTTTGTTCTTGTTCTAAACTCAATAGGCATAAATAGTCACCTTCTCTTATATCCAAATATTCTAAGTGAATTCCTAACAGTAACTGTTGGAGTCATAGTATTTATGGTTCTAAAATTAGGACTAGATTTGCCAATATTGCTTCTTGCAAAGCCTGCGGTCTCGAATGGACTATCGAATATAAAACCAGGCTGGCCACCATCGTACCCTGGCCCATTATCTTGAATACCCTCGCCCCATAGTTCTTTTTTCATAGAGTCACATATCGACATACTACCCAAAGCGGCACGTCCATCTTTCTGATCACCCGCTATCCCACCACAACTACTACCTGTCAAAGCATCTTGTGTACCTATGTTTACAAAGTTATTCATATCATAAACAAACTTACATTGACTGAATATTCTGTTCTCGCATTTCTCGCACGAACAAGCCGCACCAAATGGAACCTGTGGTGCGGGCCCACATGCACATTGTTTGCATGACGACACATTGGACTGCTCATACAGTTGCTCAAACTCCGTCTGCTGGCCGAGGATGGTTCCATTCCTAGGTCCGGTACAACACTCGTCACTGTACCAGTCTCGATGGCAGTCCTTAACCCCATCACCGGTGGTGTCGATAAACCACGGACATTTACCACAGGCATCCATTAGATCTGAAACTTCGTCGCAATACGGATTTGGGCCACCGGTTTCACATGGATTATTCGTGACGGGACAATCCCCGTAATCAAGTCCAGAGCAATCAGCATCGCCGCCGGCTTCAAAAATCGACGGGAAGTCCCGATCGAACACATATTTGTCGGTTAGTGTACATGGCTTAGTAGTACAACCGCCTGGACTCTTGCAACAATCACGCCAACCGAATGGAAGAGGACCGCCGCTCCCACCGGGGTAATATGGTTTACCTGTATCTCTACCCTTGGGATCCGTTGCGCCTGGCTCGGGATCATATACACCATTTCTACTATAGCCATCCGGTAGAGGTTGACTTGGGCCCGCTTGGCCATTGATCGGTTGGTTTATTCCCGGGAATTCTCCATTAAACGAACAATTAGTACAAGTTGAGAATTCTGTACTAATTTCACAGCCATCGCAGTTTAGCCTATTCGGGCCATCGGCGTCGCCATCCGGGAGGTCTGGACATTGGACTTTGAACATTATACAACAACACGCACCAATATGCTTTGAAAGTTCACATTTTTGCACGGAGCAGAGTGATCCCGGATAATAGGAGCCGGCACACTTTCGTGCATTCCTCACCGCACCACCTAAACCACCCGGTATATCCCAAGCGAATAAATGCCTACATCCAAGATGATCACAACATGCTCCTTTGTCACCACCACGCACGCCGCCTGGACCAGGAGGGCCGCCGCCTCCTGGCCGCGTCTTACCGCCTGGGATCCCCGTCCATCGACCAGGATCTGAGACATCTCGGTTATCACAGCCGCCGTTATCTAGACATTGTTCCGAATTCGGATCCCTTTCGCAGTCACATTCTCCATCACAACCGGGTTGTCCTCCATCACAACAGGCATCGTTCTCTGGACAACAATCATCACCGGGTGAACAACATTCAGGAAGGCTCGAATCTGTGCAACAAAGACTCGCCTTCTCTGGACAGTTACAACATCCTGGTCCTACACATTGACAGTTACATGGACCAGCGATTGAACAATTAACACTAGCACATACAGACTCAACACCCATAAAGACCCCGCCGTATGCGGAGCATTCTTGTGGGGTTATATTTTCCAAACAGTTTTCGTCACAAAGACAACACGCACCAAAAATTTGAGGATCCAAACAACAATCATCACATTCTCCATCAGAGATCCAACGATGATTTTCTCCTGCATATGCCTCACATTGTGACTCTCTCATTATTCCATAACAAGTTCCTGTAACTTTATCACAACAAGATCCCAATACTGGTGGTAGACATGCATCATATTCACATCCATTTTGCCAAGTCTCGTTTCGTGCTTCGCATGGATTTGGTCTATCAGCAGTTGTTGGTATAAACACACCATTGATTAAATCACATTGAAGTAATGTTCTATCGGGAAGGCAAGCAGGTGTTCCTAAAGTGGTTGTAGTTTCGTCATACTGTGTACAATTGTCACATGTACCAAATACACCTCTCCATATCGCATCTTCGCCATATGACTCACATTCTGCTTGAGTCGTTTCTTCTATACATCCAACAGGACAAGGCGCACAACAAGGCCCTAAGTCTACATCGCCTCTACACTCTGCACAATTTTGCGGACCACCATCGCCCTGCCCTACATAACTTCCTAATCCATAACCAAAGTTCAAAGCATCACATCTAATGCAGTTGTTTGGGAATGAAAAACAACCATTACCATTTTCTAATGGTACACAACATTTCGTTATTACTTGATCACATAACTCATCGTTTTCACAAAAACCATACGAGGAGGTCTCACCTGTACAACATAAGGAGCATTCACCTAATGTACATAGATAAGACGAATAAGCATTTGGATCTGAGGGTTCTCCTAATTCTCCCGCACATAATTCACTTTGTGTTTGAGGAGGACAGTAAATTATAGTTCCTGCATCATATGTACCCGTACAACACGCTCCAGTGATTCCTGCACCACAAACCTCTTCTGTTCTTAGGTAACAAGATATACCCTCTTCAAATGCCCCATTAATTGTATCACAGTAAGACTGACTTACATAATCAATACATCCAAGATTACTACAACAAGATCCTAAATCATCAGAACTAAAGATATTAACATCCCACCCATATCCTGTTAAGGTAGCAAACCAAGTTTTTCCATTATCAACAGTCAATAAGTTTACGATGTCAACACCATTTGTAAACGTAGGTGTACCTGCAAATTTAACATTAGATGGGAATACAATATTGTATGGTCCACCATTTATTAATAGAGTTACGTTTTTCGTTTCAGCATAATCAATACCATCATCCGAGTCTAAAGATAAACCTGCTCTCTGTTCATAACCCCAAGTTATTCCTGTTATTTCAACTGGTGCATTTAATAGGATGTTATCGTGGTTTGTTATATCTAATTCAAATCTACCAGTAAGACCATCAGGGTTTGATTCACTAGTTTCATCTGAACGAACAAAACAACAGTCTGTACCATTTGATGCACATGGATCACCACACCCAATCTGAAAACCTAACTCACTGCTGGTTCCTAGATTAGAACATCCTGGCATAACAACTAAACGAATTTTACCGTACCAAGGATCATTTTCGTTTTGTGATTCAAACATAGTATCATCTAATCGAATACAATATGAATATGCACTTGATGTAGGACTACTAGGATTTAAAGGATTAGGATTATCAGTATCAAAAACTACTTCGCAAAAAGGTTGTCCTCTAAATATGTTAGTCGATAACTCAGTATCGTTACTACAGTTCGTATCAAAAATAACTGCATCTGGAGTAGGGCAATCATAGTCTATTCCTGATGAATTCCATAATTGTGGATGAATACCAGCAACATAATCTTCCTCCGTATTTTCATATGGTGTATTAAAATCAGTGATGCCTCGTCTGTAGTCATTATTACCATAACCACTTGAACTATCATCGGAAGATACACCCGCGAATAAAATTTTACCAGAAGAGGGATCTGCAAAGTTAACTTCAGATGCTCCATACAGAGGTAGTTTTAAAATATCTGTATCGGTTTCGTTATCAACCTTTGTTCTTAGAACAACAATCCTATCCCTTGATGTTAAGAAAGAACTAGTTATACAAAGATAACCAAATGCCCCTGTGGAATTATTTAATCTATTGCTTACTATGTTACTTACGTCTAAAATATATTCCTGAAATTCATCACCACTAGAAAGGTATGTTCTATCGCAATAATCTAAATTATACTCATTTCCCATAGTTCCTATTGCATTACGGAACTTAACCGTTATAGAATCACCAGTTCCTGTATTATCAGCAGAAGGTCCATAGAAAGAACCACTTGCTCCTTGGGCTTTCCATTGAGGATATAGATGAAGAAACTCACCAGTAGATCCCAATTCAACATATGCAGATGATATACCAGGCGAACCAGATATTGTAATTGCATCAGACCCAACTACTAATGATAAATCATCAGTGGCAGTCAATCCTCTAAACTGAAAAGTTACACCGGGACCAGTTGTTGTTCTTGCTTTGAATAATTCTCCCGAACTACCGAGATTAATAGCATCAGCAGTTCCGGTTCCGTATCCACTAGGGCCCGTTAAACCATCAATGTAAATAACACTTTCATCAGAAAAAGTCAGTCTGGCCTTTGTGTTGCCTTCTGCATCCAATACAGACCATTTATATTCTGTTAAACGAGGAGCCTCTGGTCCTGTACCACCAGTAGGACCAGTGTTACCAGTAGAACCTGCTACTCCAACTGCCTTTATACCTTCTGGTCCAGAAGGCCCTGTTATAGATTGAAATGTGCTATATGCCATATGATCCTCTAATTATGTATGCTATTTTTATCAACACTCAATACAACTATTGCCTCGACAAAATGCTTTGTTCTGACAGTTGGTTATGATCAAACCATAATGAGTATTATTATTATAATTTATATTTGCATTTGTAGTCATAATATTATTTACTCTAGTTGTTCTATCTCCATTTTCAGCAGATATGTCATCTCTACAATTTCCATCTACACATAAACCAATATTACCATTAGTGTTTCCTACTAATGATTTGTTTCCTTGGGGAATAGATGGATCATTAATTCCAAAAACCAAACTAGTATATCTTTGAGGAGTATATTGTGATGCCTTATCTGTTTGTCCTGCGATACAAGTACCATTGCTTCCACAAAGAACTGGCATAAATTCAAAGTAAAGTCCGACTGGAACATCAGCAGAAATTCCGCTTTGAATAAGACTAGTCACTTTTGCTTGCTCAGAAAAGTCAACAAAGAACATCTTTCTAAATTCTGGAGTACCATTAATTGTATTACAATTTGGTGAACTATTAGAACCTGTTCTAAGATTTTCTATCCACAATCTACATGTTTGTGATGAACTACTGAAGTTAGTTTTATCATCTATGGAATATGTTCCAATTGAAGTAGGTGTAGTTATATCGTTCCATGCAACATCAGATCCACAGAATGGGTTATTACTATCGCACTCGTTATAATAAACACTATTCATATAAGATTTATATAGACTTGCACAATCTTTACTCCAACTGCCATCAGGATTACAACAATTAAGTTTGGTTGAATCTACACTAGTAACATAGGCACAGAATGAATTTAAACAAGGCTCACAACTAAAGACAGTAGGTTTACTGACAGTTCCTTGAATCCAACCACCCACTCTACCATCATACATTTTTATTAGAGTATTACATTCAGAACTACTATCACCACATGGATATCTCCACTGACTATCAATAGGCCAACCAATAGTATCACAGGTTGTATCATTATTTGAATTTAGAATTGTAATTTGATCTCTACTTAATTCTCTACCACAAAATGCATTTGCATTAGAAGTATGACAATCATCTGCTGTTTTATCAAAGTTTGGTGCAGTTTCAACACAGACATTTGCATCATCACATGTATAGTTTAATCCATAGATATTATCTCTATTACAATACGCTTTAAGAGAACCTGCTGCTATAACTGTTGGGGATAATATATTTCTATCCGTGTTACATTCTGTTGCCTTATCATGTCCTAGACAATAACCTTGTGTTAGATCTCCACCAGAAACAACATGAATTGGATCAATATTGAAATTTGTAGAACTTATCTTATAATTACGAGGATCATATGTTGTTGGGTTTGATGGATTTCCATCGGCATTTAATGTTCCCGCATAGTAATACATCTGTGGAGGAAGTCCTAATGCACAATCAGTTTCGGTTATGGCGTGAGATGGATTTTGTCCTGCCCTAACACAGTTATTTGTTCTGGTATCTATTAAGGAAACTGTACATGGACTGTTTGTAGCACAGTTGGCCGTAAGGTCATCACCAAAATAATTTCCGTTAGGCACAGATATACAATCATATTCATTATTTATTGAACAGTCTGTACCAACGCAACAGAATCCAGTTTCTTGTTGGTCGGAGCAAGTATAAACTGGAAGATTGTAAATATTTGCTAAAGTGTGATTACTTAATATAGGAGAACAACCAGCGATAAATTCTCCAGCAAAAGTTCTTCCATTAACAGAATCATAGTCTCCTATTGTATTTAAGTTTGTTTCACCATCCACCATAATTTCTCTTTGAACAATTACTGCTTTTTTGCCTGTGTTGTTTACACCTACATTAGACATCTGCATATCAATAGCATAACCATTTTGATCTATAGTCCAGAATTGTCTATTAACTTTTCTAGTAGATGTCCAGTATCTAGAAGCAGGATTTGAATTACCCAATAATATATTTTCATTAGTCTTATCTTGTAAAACAATAAAGGACATTTCATTTATACTGGGAATATAGAAGTTTAGTTCCTCAGCCTGTCCACCTATATTTAAACTATGAGCATATGGAATTGCTGATAGATTTGGATCACCGGCAAACTCATAACCTTCATAATATGTGTTATGTAATCCATCCGATACTCTATCACAACCAGTTGGTCCCGATACAGTAGGAGTAAGAACAGACTCATCTAGTAATCTTAAATCAGCAGCAGTATCAGTTGGACCTGCCTTTATTTCTTTAATCCATAGTTTCCATCGCATATATCCTGCGGTTTCTGTCCCACAGTTACAGTTTAACACTGTTCCACACATAGCACAATCAGCAGAGGAAACCCATTCACAATCTGTATCAGTACAAAGTGATTCTGGAATTAGATCATTACAATTTCCACTGCTACAACAACAAGCACCAAGAGGAACTGCTTGTCCAGCACAACAATCTACAGTAGCACAAAGAGTTCCTATACCCATATGAATGCCGTTTATACTTGCACATTCTGATGTCGTTTTTTCCCCTACGCATTCTGTGGAAAGACAACAAGCACCTCTTGAGAATTCGTCGCATGGATCTGCATTTGAATTATTCTCTGCATAATCTTCACAACTTGTACCTTCCAGAAAAAGTCCACTTAAACTATCACAAACTGCTTCAGTAGTAGTTAAACTTCCTTCTACACCTAAACAACAACAGCCTATCTCATCACATGGACCTGGACATACAAAATCAGAACAATCAAGATTAGCAAAAAATCTTCCATAGATTGCATCGCATTTATTTTCTGAAAATTGGAAGCATGTATTATTAACACAACATGAACCAAATACTGTAGAACATGGCTCTGCATCACAAGTTAATAACTCATTAAATGATCCAGTACAATTAGTGTTTAAAACATAATCAGAACAAGAGGTTATACCATTTGACTCCACCGGTGGAGTACAACAAGCACCTATTGATAGACTATTAGTTTCTATTGTTGTGTTATAATCCTTGCCCGCAATAAAACAATGGAAGTCATCTCCATTATTTAATGATATACAGTTTACTATATCAGTTCCGCTTATAGTGAATGTTGGTCCTGCGGGACTGAATAAAAACTTATTATTATCGAATGGGTTTTGGTTGTTAGCAAGTCCTGCATTCTTCAATATGAATGTAGCATTCACAGATTCACCGAAAGTAACTCCAGTTGTTTCGAGATCTGGGAAGTTATTTGTATTTGTTGTTGCATCAACTATATTAAATTTATTAGCACCTACTATGTAATGGTTGTTTGCTTCATTTAAATCTACTGTAACCTGACCCTCGGCGGCGGGATCGTGTCTCTTTACTAGTTCCTTAAAATCACCAAGAACTGCCTGTAAAGAATTATCTTCGGCACTAGATCCTTCGACATAGAATGTATCAGTTGAACCTTTTATGTAGGTTGTTCCTGCAAAATAAAGTAACTCTCCCGTTTTACCTACTACTTGTGATAGAATACCAGATCCAACAGGAGCAGTGATTGTTAGATCATTTGTACTTTCTGTAATTGTAATATCACCACTAGATCTGAAGGTTCTAAAGTATGCAGTTACACCGGAAGATTCTTTAAAAATCCCAGCACCTTTTCCTAAATTTATTATGTTGTGATTAGGCGTTCCAGTCACAGATCCTGTGTTACCCGCTATAGGACCAATGGATGCTGTTGTACCATCTGCATTTATTAAAACTGCGGTATTACAATCAATTATATCTGTAGAAGAGCCAGTGACGGCGCTACCTGTTGGTCCTGTAGCCCCAATAGGCCCTGTACCCCCAGTAGAACCACTTGCTCCTGTACTACCATCTGGTGCGGCAGGGCCCCGTGGTCCTGATGGACCCATGATTGTAGAAATGGAAGAGTTACTCATATGTTATTCCCACAGTATATAGACCTAATATGTAGGAAAGAATATATCTATATCAGGTTGTGACTTCAAGGCCATTCCATACCAAACGATTCCATTTTCATTTTTAGTTCCATTAGAAAAGAATTGATATATGTCTTTTGCTTCTGTTAGTACAGGTCTTTCTCCATATGGGAAAATCCAATTAGCAGGAAACACATTTCCATCGGAAGTAAATCCATCATCTCTGGGTTCGCTGCTTCCACCATTAACAACAAGTGTGAATGCAGATACTCTTCTGTTAGAACCACCACCAAAATATTTATTGAATATATCTGCTGTTCCTGTTATATCATTTATCTTGACGAAGGGACCTGATAATCCAGAGATAAATTCGCCGGAGACTTGTGAAGTATATAATTGATCAACATCAATATACCAAACATTACCCCAAGGACCAGTTGAACCATATGGATCTTCTTGGTTATATGTTATACCAAGTCTCATAGAAGGATTAACATTAAACTCAACAAGTCTAGTTGCTTCTGTTATACTCCCACCACTAACCTCATTCATTGTAAATCTATGACCTACTTCTTTATAGTTTTTAGAAATTGCACTAACGCTATTAAATTCTGTGTTATATGAAAAACCAGTAGCACCACGAACTAATGGTAAAGCATCGGCGCTGTTACCAGCCGATCCTCCCATATATGCAATTTGATTCAATCCACCAGTAACACCCGTAATCACTCCGAAGTTTTTATATGTAACGAATATTTCATTACCGTCTTCTGTAACTACAATTCCACCTGTTCCTGTAATAGATTTAAATTGTATTGTTCCTTGATAACAACCACCTATTGTTCCATTTACAACAGCCTCTTCTGTTCCTAAAGTTTCTGTGAATAATTCAAATACTGTTTCTCCACTTGGACCTAGAGAACCATTAGTACCGATTACTCCAGATCCATCTATAACCACACCATTACTATATGTGGTACGGATATCTAAATCACCATCTTGATTAAAATCACTGATTTCAATTTTGGTAATAGGAGAACCAATAGGACCAATGTTACCAATAGAACCACTAGGTCCGTATGGTCCTGTTAAACCATTAGCCCCAGTTCCACCTGTATTTCCAGTTGGACCTTGCGCCCCAAAGTTATATCCTATTACGCTGTTTGACATTTATCGCCTCAAGTTACGATTTTAAGAACACCACCATCGTTATACACAGACCCAACTGCCAGTCCACTGTCACTAGTAGGTAGTTCAGTCAGGCTAAGAGTTTTTAGACTCAACTGATTTAATAAAGCCGTATAACTAGAATCACCAATCCTAATAATCCAATTCAATGTAACATATGGAGGCATATTACTGATAGCGGTAAAGGTTGAGTCTGAGATTCCTCTATTGACACCAGTCTCTGTTTCTTGTTCGCTATTCAAATCGATCTTTGTGTAACCACCAGTTTCATTCAACCCACTTAAAGTTGTAGAATCTCCAGTCGCTCCAAATATAAATTTGTTTCTTAGGTCTGGAGTTAATGTCGAATCTCTAGTTACTGCGGTAGGCACCAACGCCGTGCCGACCTCGATGCCGTCTCTAGTGAGATAAAAGATAACTGTATTAGTAGTGTCATTTGCAATATAACCGTTTATGGCGACAGTAGTATTTTGTTTTTGTGCGGAAGTTTCATTATCACCACGGACTGAATCTTCTAGATCAGTCGCATCTTCTAATACTTCATATTCTACTACTACGTCTTTAGTACCAGCACCACTGATTATTTTGGCCCAATAATTAGTACCTTGCTTAACATAGGTGGCGGCACCTCGGGTGGACACATCAAAGGTAAGAGTATCTCTAAAGCCATATCTTCCATCCATCGTGGTATTGTAATCTGGATAAGTCGTAGAACTAATTGCCTGTCCATTACATAAGGCCCAACCTGCTGGTATTTTAGATTCGGCTCCGGCAAAAGCATGAACTGAACCTACGGGATTGACACCACTCATATAAACCGCAGTATCACCACCAAGATAATTACCAACATAGTTTTTTACTAATGCTTTATCTTGTGTTATTCCACTACCATCCAACAGAGTTGGTGTACGAACTAAGATTGCTTTCAGCACAGTTCCTGCATCATTGGGTGGAACACTATCCAACGCACCAGCAGTAGCAGAACTTAAGAAGAAAACTTCTGCTGCTGTTGCTCCATATACCACACCATTACCACTGAATGCTGAAGTATTAATATCACCCTCAACAACATAGTTGAATACATTTACATCTCCTGCCGAACTAACAACACCACATACTTCTGCGTTTGCTGGACTATCGGCTTGTGATAATGTATAACCATTAGAGCCTACATCAAATCGAATAACATTACCCACAGTAAACCCGTGGTTAGTTTGAACAACATTACTAATTTCTAAGTTAGATCCAACTTGCGTAATAGTTCCCGCAATAGGAGTTCCTGAAATATTTGAACTTGAGGTATTACAATCTGTCATTATTCAGTGACTCCTGTATTGAATTCTGCGTCTGCTGCAAAGTGGAATGATACTCTATCTAGGGGAACGTATCCGTTAGGAGCGAATACATTAAATCCGTTTGTTGAATTTGAAGATGCTGACACAGAGGCAGAATTAAGTCCTACTCTAGTAGCATTATTAAATCCCTTCGATCCTGATGTCTTATTCATATCGATACCGGCACTTATATTAAATCCCATTGAAGCAATTCCAGAAGGAGACCAAACACTAACTGTGCCTGGTATTTTTCTCATCTCAACTGGAAGATTATATGTGAAGTTACCAGAGTCACTCATGACTACTTCGGGTGATCCTTGATTCGGCATAGATCCTACTAAAGTAGTTTTTCCGTTATAATCATTATAAGAATAACTAGTTTGGTAGTATCTTTTGCATCGGTTTAATTCATCATTAATTTCAATTCGTTTTGGATTTGTAATCGTAACTCCAGGCTCCAACTGAACCTTAGCGATACTAAATGGCTGACTATATGAAACATCCGCTCCACCAGTAGAACCTGTAACTCCATTAAATCTATAAGGAAAAATACCTACTGATGAAAAACTTTCATCTTGATTATAAGTAACACCAGAAGGTAACTTAGAAGGTACAAACGCAATTGCGTATCGACTCCATTCGGTTGTTCCATCTAAGTAAATTAAATCTAGATTCTGGCTGGTGCTATTGGCGTAAGTACCATCCCAATATTGTCTATATTCTACTGCAAGGAATCCTGTTGCTCCAGTAGTTCCATGAGCATAGAAAGAAAGTGCTACGGGTGTGTTTGCATAACTATTAGCATCTTCAATTCTGTTATCAAAACTAACATAATCACCTGCGGTTTCTCCTGATCCACCAGTAATCGATGCCATCACTTCAGTATAGTAACGAGGAGAACCCATGACTGCATATTGTCCTCCTACGAATGACTTTCTTTCAATACTCATATCGGCAGATGCGCCTGTCGATCCACCCAATTTAGAAGTTCTTGCCCATCTATCTGCAAAGAAAGTATCACCAGTTCCTGTGTTAGCAGCAGCCACACCAATTCCTCTTTGCCAAACATCAAATCCACCATTGACTAAAATATTATTAGATTCTGACGATGATTTAGATCCAACATATCCGCCGCCACCTGTGTTTCCTCCAGCACTGCTTCCTGCCACAATTGCGGCAGTATAAGCAAAAGAAGATCTTGCTGTACTGGCAAGTGTGTTGGAGGAAGGAGTCGCATATCCTTGAGCAAAACGTGAGTTAGTAAAAAATACTATTTGATCACTAATTCTTAATCCACCGGGTGATATATTAATATCGCCTTGGTCCGTCGTAGATAATTTACCTACGTCGGAATCTCCCTCGTTGGTATTCATATACAAGAAAGGATCGTTACCACTTCTCCAATTGGTATTATTGACTACACTAAATGTATCGCTATTTCTTGATACACCATATAGTAATAATTCTCTACTACTACCAACTACGTTAACAACTAATCCAAATACTCTACTTATATTAGAATTATTTAATTTTTCATAAGTACCGTCTTCTTTAAGACATACTAT